TTAAGATACGGCGCAACGAGGTCTTTCTCCTTGCGGGTAACGTCATACTTTTCTGCAAGAGCAGCAAGTCCAAGAGGCCAACGCTGGGCTTTCGATAAAATATATTCTGCAACCATCGTATCATAGACGTGTCCTTCATACTTGAATCCGCATTCTCTGATCCACGACAGATCAAACTTTATGTTTTGTCCCACAACAACGTCAGCCGTGTCAAGTTCCCGCTGGAATGTTTCGGCAGCAAAGTCATAGGCTGGCCTTTCACTGTGGTAATAGCAGTGGTAGTGGACGGTCTTACCCAGCCACTTGTAGCCAATAGAAACGAGTCGGTTTCCAAAGTAGGGCAGGGCAGTCGTACCGCCACTATCCTTGTGTATGTGGGTTGTTTCCACATCGAAGGTAAGTACATTCATCAGTAATACACCCCTCTCTCAATGTCTATCTGTCCGTTGATCATACCGTGCCATCCGTTCAGCTTGTTCTTAGATATGCAAATGTGCCGCACAGTGTTCTCCACCTCGCTTGAGCCTGTCTTGCCGATACCTATGATGATGTCGGCTTCCCCTGCTTTACCTGTCCGTGAGTTATCCAGCATCGAATAGTCAATCCACTGTCTGTCGTGCGCTTCATAGCTTGCCTGACTGACAGCCCACAGAAGGAGTCGGTTTCGTTTGGCAATCTCACGAGCAACGACGTACGTTTCCTTGAGGCGTTCATCCCCACGGTTGTACTCACCGGAGATACGAAACTTATCTAGCTGATCACAGAACATAACATCGGGTTTGTTTAGCTTGGCGTATTCGTCAACCTCTTCAACCGACGTGCCGACCGAATCCATAATCGTAAGCAGCGGGGCTATCTCTTCTTGATAGCGTCGACCCAAGTCGGTTTTGTTGCTTACCATTTCTGGGCGGGTGAGTTCAAAGTACGACTGGATGATACGCAGTTTGATCTTTGGGGCTGGCTCTTCGTTAGCCCAGTAAGTTACCTTGAATCCCTGTTTGATATACGATGCGGCAAGGAAACAACAGAAGGTTGTCTTACCTACTTCCGGTCTGGCAAACAGGATACCTAAGTTACCACGATCTAATCCGCCAACATTCTCACTGATCAGATCGTATGTAAAAGGGAAATCGGGATCACCAGCTTCGTCCTCTAACAGTTGTTCAAAGTCGTGTTCCACCTTTGTGTAGGTTGTTTTGTCGCTGATGCGTCCGTCTTCTACTGTTTCTATAAGGCGGCGTAACTCACCGAACTCCTCACTGTCACCAGTAAAGATTTCGATTGCCTTCTCACCTATGACCCGCGCACGATCACGCAACCAGAAGTTGTGTACCAAATCCAGATGCAAGTCGTGGTTGTCCGCGTTACCAACATCTAGCTTTGCTATGGTTTCGTGCACCTTGTTTCGTGCAGCTTCTGGCATAGCAGGGTTACGATCATTGAACAGACTGGCTAACTCGCTAATAGTCAGGTCTTTTCCGTACTTGGTATGCGAATATGTCAGCGTGTCAAATATGTCACGCATCTCTTTTTCAAACATCGTCCGATCAACAATGTTCTTTACACGACCAAAGAAGTCGGCGTTGAGACAGAACCCAAGTATCTGTCGGTCAATCGATGTAGGATCGTAAGAATTCATCTCGTTCTTCCTTTGTTAGGTTTTTAAAATCGCGGTGCAACACCATGAGTTTAGTCGGAACGTGCCGACACAGTATCTTTACCATGCCTAGTGCTTTATCCGTTGCGTCTTTATCTAGGGCAACGAAAACACGGCTGTAGTTTTTAATTACATTTATATGCTCATCGAGTAGGTTCGTACCTAAGATTGCCACCCCCGCGACAAGATTGCTAACGCTACAAGCACTAGCAGCATCTTCCACAAGACAGGCATCACGTTCTCCGCTGCCAGATATAAAAGGACGTTTACTATTTCCATACCTGTACCACTTCGCTCCTCTTCCGTCAATTGACCTGCCGACTGCATCGACAACGTTGTTACCCTGCTTAACTAGATACGCCACCCTATTACGTTTGAAATCGTACCTTATATCGGCACGACCTGACAAGTACGCATCGTAAGCATTTACAGACTTTACATAAAGTTCAGCGTCTAAGTTACGAGAAAGGCTAACAAATGTGTCAGGGATAACAAACTTACTTTCCGGTGTGTCCACCCTTTGCGTCGGTTTCTTGATTGCAAGTTTAGCAAAGTCACGCGACAACTTGATACCGGTTCGCCCCGACACGTTACAGTCGGCGTGGAAACAAAACCAAAGCCGTTGCATTCCGTCATCGTTTACGCTAAACGTATTCTTCTTGCCGCACACCGGACAGTCGGATCGATACCGACCCATCGGCTGTATGTCGAGAGATTCAACATACCCTTGTAACCAACTTGGTGATTTCATGTCGGTTTCCTTTTCCTAGTTACAAACTATAGCTGACAAATACCACCACACAAAAATCATGTCAACTGCATTTTTTTGATTGACAACGCTTGACAGGCTGTGCTACTTAATTATTAACCATCCCCATTGGGAGAAACCAAAGATGAATATTAATAATAAAATAAATCCTATAGCTAAGTTACTTAGGGATAAGAAATATGGTTATAAGATTATAGATAATAAAAAACAAAAGAAACTAAATAAACTATCTGAAAAGGAAATCAGGGATGCCAAGACCAAACAAGATTTTGGAACCGACTAAACAATACAACATAATGTTAAAGGTTGAACAGTATGATAAATTAGCTAAAATAGCTACTATTATGCAACAGTCAGCCTACGAACAGGTTTCTGTTGCAGACCTAATCAGGGAGTCTGTTGATATCTACATCGAAGCTTACGAGGAAGAAGATGAAAACTAATAAACTTGAAATAGAAATTGTCGAACGTGCGGACTACCAGTGGATGTTATGTGTTCCGGTGTCGTCAGTTCGTATCGGAGAGACTGATCGTGAACTGGTCAAAAAGAAACACTGTGTAGATTATCTACGGCACGTTGCAATTTTTATTGGAAAAAGTCGTTTCGATTGCAAAAAGTGGCTTGACGAACATGAAAAGATCGTGGTAAAACTAGGGACACTGTACGAAGTAGCTTAGTACGGTGTACGCAAAGGGCTGGTTACCCTTTGTTGTTTCCTTTGGTTGGTTGGGAGCGAGGTCAGATTAATTTCTGGCCTCGTTTCTTTTTATCTGCATTTTTTTTGTTGACAGGTATTTTTGTTTCCGATATTGGTTACTAATCAACAGCCAACAAGGAGATAACCAATGGCTAAAAAACTAGAGAACATGACACAGGATGAACGCATTGAGTATTGGGCAGCGCAGCGTGAGAAGGAACGACTCAATCGCCGCAATCGGATAGCAAAGCTGACGATGGATCAACGTGCGGCAGTCATCAATGTAAACACATTGCTAGACGAAGTTCTTAACGTTGCCTTGTATCCTGACATGGGTGGTATCAAAGCCGTGTCTGCATACGACCTACAAGAATTATCGGATGCAATGGAAACATTACAATTTCAATTTAATTTGCGGGGTAATTAGTGATGAGTAATCGAGGCGACTACAAAGTCAGAGTTCGTATGACAACCGAACGTGAGGTAATTGTCAGCGCGGATGGTTTCGATGAGGCAGAAGCAAAAGCCTTGAGAGAGGCAGTAGCCCTAGTCGATGGGTACGATGCCGAAGTTCTTTGGGTGTTGGAGCATGGAAGCCTTAGTGATTGGGAGAAGAGTAATGTCAACAGTAACTAAAACCTGTCTCGCTTGTGATGGTGGCGGCATTGCCGAATACGACAAACCTGTCATCGACCACGCCAATGGTGGCTGGATAGATAGCACCTATGGTAAATGTGATGTTTGTGATGGTGAAGGTGACCTACACGTTCTATCTGAATTTACCAGCTTGGATATCTTAGCGTTCTTGCATGAGGCAGCTACAATTCTAGAAAATGCAGACATAGTTGACAGCACGTTAGATGACATATATGGTCACGTTAAAGACGCAGAAGATAAGATAAAAGAATATATCAAATTTCATGGTTATGATGGAGACGACCGATGACTAAAACCGACACGATATGGCTACAACTAACACCCACAGAAGCTAACGCCCTGATGGTGATGCTAGACAGCGAAATGGATAACAGATTTTACTACAGCAAAGTCGATCTGGATAACTGGGAAAACCTAGACTTAGAAGCCTACAAGTTTCTGGCGTTTCACAAGTTCAAAACGTGGTACATGGAGAATTTCGATGGGTAAGGTCAAAGCTTGGGCAATGCAACTAGAAGAAGACTTCTGGCATATTGCCAATAGTAAAATAGGCAACTGCGAGTTCTTTGGTGAGTTCATGCAAGAGATGGAACCGCACCGCGATTTCTTGGGCTTGCATAACGACAGAGAATATGCTGATATGTTGCGTGAAGCTTGGGACAACTACTGGAGTAAGTACATATGAGAACCGCTTGGGAGTGCCGCCACACATTAGCATATGTTTCGACAAGCGCAATAACCCCACGATACCCTAACGCGGCAAGCGATCCGCGCCTAATTAATGTCAATGACGAACGAATAGCTTTGCGAAAGATTGTCAGCGACGGCGAATGGCTAGGCAAAGATGTCAGCGTACAGAAATGTCAGCTTAAAATTTTGTCAGCCGCGTTACAGGATGGTAAGTTTTATCTACCTAAGTTCTAAATGGGAGTTTTGTCAGTATGGATTTTGTCAGCCAAAATATTGTCAATGGTAATATTGTCAGCCGTGTACAAAAGAAAACTACCTTAAATCCAGACTACCGGTGCGATACTTGCGGGGAACCGGCGATGGTTCGCGAACCGGTGGGGCTGTCCTGTCCTAAATGTTATCTAAAAAAACAAGGGCAGCAAATAAAAGGGCTTGACCATGCCGGTTATTACCCTTAAAGGTAGGTAATCAACCAACCAACAAAGGAACCCAAACCGATGAAAAACCAAATAGATTATAATGATGACGATACAGCTTATTTCGAAGCATTGGCAGAAATACTTGATGCCGAAAAGGCCAAGCCTATGAAAAAGGCAGATATAAACAAACCAGCCGTGACCATGTATCCGAAATCAGTTAAACTATTATCTGATTATCCGCATTCGGTCTTGAAGCAATCCAAGAATGCGAAACTTTCAAAAGATAAGTTACCTACAATTAAAAAAGGCAAGTTTGCCGGTTATGTTATCTATACCCTAACACTAGAAGAACGCGCCACCTGTCCCCGCTCTTGTTACCATTGGGATAATTGCTATGGTAATAATATGATGTTCGCGCACCGGTTGCAGCATGGTTTCGAATTGGAACAGCGAATATATTTTGAAATAGAAGAACTGTGCGCCACCTATAAGGGCGTCATTGTCCGGCTTCATGTCTTGGGTGATTTTTATTCTGTGGATTATGTAGCAGTCTGGCAGCACCTGTTAACTAAATTTGATAACTTGGCGGTTTGGGGTTTTACCGGCTATGAGCCTGACAGCGACATCGGGCTTGCCCTTCGTGCGGTTCGCGGCGTGTTCGGTGAGCGTTTTTCTGTACGGTATAGCAACGCACCGGATTGGCAATTCAGCGCGAACAGTGCCGACCTATACAAACCGACCAAAGGAAAATCTATTGTTTGTCCTGAACAAACCGGCGCAGCGGAATCTTGCGCGACCTGTACCCTGTGTTGGTCAGCACCGGAAAAACAAATTTTGTTTGTGACGCATTGATATGACAAATTAGCGTCGGTTTTCTAACGTGACAAATTGGCGTCGGTTTCTTTTGGGCTATCTTGCCGGATTGGTTGTTGGTTACCACTGGCGGGGATAGCATCGGGCAAGTTGAGCAGCGGGGCTTGTCCAAATGGGGCGGGGCGGGATTTTTTCCCGCCTCGTTTTTTATCTAGATTTTTTGTTGACCTATCCGGCAGCGGGTGGCATAACAGTTAGGCGGGGTTGTCCCGCTAACCAATAGAAGGAACTTTTAACCATGTTTGATTTAATACCGACTCAATCAATTGATAACGCAAGGGCGAAGGGCAGCGACCTTTCATCTGTACATCATGACGTTTTTGACTGTGCAGTTTATCATGAATTTGCCAGCTTCGAGCCGGTGCCAGTCGAGGCCGTTGTAACTGGTGCCGATGGCATTGTTGAGCCGCAGCGCATGCCATATCATGCCTTGCGTAATACCCGAACTAATCGCGTTGTTGATGTGGTGCCGTTCAATCTGGACACTTACAACCTAACACCTCATGCCGAATTGATGCGGGAACAAGCGCACATTTTGAACGAATCTGGGCTTCGTGATTATCTGGGCAATGTTGAAGTTTGCGACCGGATCTATGAAGAGGGTTTGCGAGTACACCGGACAATATATTTTCATGACCTAGTTGACCGCAGCAAAACCCGATCAGGCCAGCAAGACGATACGCGCTGCCGTTTGGATATCTTTAACAGTGTCGATAAGAGTTGGACGCTGCAAGTATTCAGCGGTGCATATCGTGACCTTTGCCGCAATACGTTGGTTTTTGGTGGATCGAAGGCATATCACCAGAAGCAAAAACATACCAAGAATATGAACAGCGGCGCATTAATAACAAAGGGCGTTTTGGGCTTGGAAATGTGGGATAATCAGCGGGAAACGATGCAAGCGTACCGCGAAATCGGCATGACCGAAAAGCAGTTTAATGATGTGTTGATTGATTCCGGCATGATCGACAAGGTTGGAAAGGTTGCCGCGAATAATGACGAATTGAAGGTAAACCAACGCAAGCTTGCGACCTTGCTCGATCTTTACGGCAAGGAAACACGCGAATTAGGCCAGACGATGTGGGCGGCATTTAATGCTTTGACCCACTGGTCAACTCATTTGCCCGATGCCAATAAGGGGGGCAGGGATGAAAAGAAACGGCTTGATAAGTCGATTGCTGTCCGTGATCTTGTCCAGTCGCAAGCATGGCTAAATCATGCAGGAATGGTAGCGGCATGACATGGCTGAAATCATTTTAATGCTTTACCGGATCGCGGTGCTGGTATTTGCAATAACAATAATAACCGCGTTTTTTATCAACTAAATTTACTAACCGAAAGGAACTAAACCGATGACTAAATTACCAACAAACCTAATCAACGATTTTGCAACCCTTACTGATCGCATGGAACAGGCTATTCGTGACGATGAGCGGGCGACTGTTTTGCGAGAGATCAACGAACGCCAGCAAGCGGCAGCGCAGCGATTCCTTGCGGCTATCTTTGCGGATCGTAACGGCGAAACCTCTGGGTTAAATCTGGGGGATCAGGCGGCGAAAAAGCTCCGGCAGCGGCGCGGGTTTCATTCCGACAGTAAGCTTGGGAAGTTGTATCGGTGCCTTGCCTATCGTAAATATGCGGTAACAAAAAACACCCTGATTCGTGAGTCTGGCATGACTCCGCTGTCTGTTTACAAGGGAATCCAAACCTTGCGCCGTAAAGGGTACAATATCCAGACTGTAGCCGGTCATGGTATCAAGCGCAGATATAGGCTTGCAAGTTAACCGGCGGGCGGCTATAACATGGGGGCGGGGCGATGTTGTCCCGCCTCAGAAACCAACGAAAAGGAACTAAACTGATGGCTAACAAAGCTTTGAATATCACCCCTGAAACCAACGCAGATGATCTTGTTGTTTTGGATCGTAAACAGCTTGTAATGTTTGCAAAGCAATTGCAGCATCTCAATACGATGATGAACCACCTCAAACAAACAGCCGATTTATTAGGCATCCCCGACTGGGATTTGGATCGAAACAACACGGTGAAAGCCTATGCCGAACAGTTGAAGGTGATCAAAACCGACGAGTAACCGACGCGCATTCCTCCCAACTAAAGCCCGCTTGGCTAGTCCGGCGGGTTCTTTTTTTGCCCTGATCGCAGTAAATATCTTTGCGGGTTGTTATTGCGGGATATTTCGGGCGGGGATAGGCGGTAGGATTGCGGGTTAATTCAACAACGATCAATCCAGCGGGGGGTTATCCATATGACAAAATGACAAATAGCATTCGCGCGGGTGTGGGCGCGGGATGACTACAGCAAAGCCCCAGCAAATACCAGCGCGGGAACTGGTGCGGGGTTTGTCCCTTGGGTATCATTGATGTGGAAAGATATAAATTTGCCCTTGACGGCCGCGCATGGGCCATGCCACCCCCCCGGCATTTGCTATGCAATGTCGACAGCAATTTTACCCTTGAGGGTTATCGGTATGGGAATAAAACCGACGTGTTGGGGACCCCCATTGGGATACTCCCCGTGATCGAGACAAAAAAAGACCCCAAAGGGATCTCCCAATGGGGTACAAAACCGACGTGTAAGGGGTCCCGGTGGGATATGGGGTTATTTCCCGGCGGGTCTTACCCTCATCATACAGGTAAAATCACCATTTGTCAACCGAAAACCGACCCCATTCTAATTTTTTTTTATAAAAAAGATATCCGATACCATATTTCCTGTTGACTTACATACATCTAGGGGCTATACTTGGGTTGTGGGGCTAGATTATCTAGCGCAGTCCGACAAAATCCTATTATTAACCTTGAAAAAGGGACGTGTAGGCTAAGTTATCGGTCCCACATCTCTTTTCACAGGAAACCGACATGCTCTACGAAGCAGCAATCCTTGTCTGCCTGTCGGTTTCGCCCGACACGTGCCACGAACTCACCGACACACGCGGTCCGTACCCTACAAAACAAGAATGTAAGGCTCGTGTAGACGAGATGGGTACGTTTGTTCGTGAAACAAATCTATTTGAAGTTGATATCAAGTGGAAATGTGCGTCGGTTTCGGAAAAAAACGATGAACCTGTTACCCCAGACACACAAGAAAAGGGAATTGACTCCACAACAGGAACAGTTCCTCGAGTTGCTATTTGAAAACGGTGGTCAGGTCACCGCTGCAGCCCTCGATGCAGGCTACTCACGTGGTTCAGCAGCGTGGCTCAAGTCTACCCTATCCGATGAAATCATAGAACGCACCAAGCAAGTCCTTGCAACCAACGCATTAAAGGCTGCTAACCGCGTAATTTCAACGATAGACAACCCCGCCCCAGAGCGTGGAGACGATCTTCGTCTCAAAGCTGCCGAATCGCTCCTCAATCGCGTCGGCGTAGCTAAACAAGAACAAATCAACCACAACGTAACCGCCGTTCACGGCGTAGTTCTGTTACCCCCAAAGAAAGAGGTCGTGATCGATGGCTAAACGAATAGACTATAGTAAAGACTCATCTCGTCGTAGAGGTATACGTGAAAACATTGAAGATGTAAAAGGCAAAACAAGAGCCTCTGCAATCAATCCAAGCACAGACGCCAGCATGAGAACCGTTGGTGCTCCTTTAGCATCAGAAACAAAAGCAAACCAAGATCGTCTTGCTCGTATTGAAAAGATGCAAGAAGCAGAGGAAGCTGCTCGTAAACAAAAGATTGCTGCAGCAAAGCGTGAACGTGAAGCACGGATGAAAGCAGAAACCGAAGCTGCAAAAGCAAAGGTAGCAGCAAGAGGCGGTGCATCTCCGTCATCAATTTCTCCTCGTAAGGCTATGGGTATATCTCCTGCGAAAAAACGTTTAATGCTTGCCGGTGGTGGCAAAGCCTGTCGCGGACGCAAAGCAAACTATAAGGTATAGCTATGGAATTTTTTGGAAACATCTACCAGTCTGCTAAAGACATGATGACAGACTTCACCGAAATGAACAAGCGTGATGCGTACAATCACCTCGTTCGTGTCTACGGCGACGACAAAGATATGGTTGAACGCGGCATGAAGCAGTGGAACGAAGCCAACCCAAACACCAAAGGTCGTTCTGCAGAAAAGTCAGCAGAAAAGAACTAAGCTTTGAGCGAAACCAACGCACCGAAGCGTAAAGCGGGTCGTCCCCCAAAGGACCCCAACGCACCGAAGCAGACGTACCAGCTATCCACCGCTGAACGTGCTCGTCGTGCTGCACAGAAAAGATTACGGACTGCAAAGAAGAAAGCAGCGCAGTCAACAAAGAAAGCTGAAGACCAGAGAAGTTACGCCCGTGAACTGG